TTATGTTTGGACCTGAAGACGAACAAAATCTTATCAATAAATTCAATCTCACTATGAATGGTGAGACTGGCATACTTAATGTTACAAAAACTCCTGTTACTATGACTGATAAAACAAATCATCTTTGGAAATACAACGAAGATAAAATCCTTAAAGATGTTGAGGATTATGTGACCACTACCTATCACGGGCATTATTGTGGTGATAGTGATGGTTATGCCGATATTCAGACTATTGACCTGATGGCAGCAAAGAAGCTAGCAGCAGGTTTCTGTCAGGCAAACATCCTCAAATATGGTTCTCGTTATGGAGACAAGGATGGTCGCAATAAGCGTGACTTGATGAAAGTCATTCACTATGCTATGCTACTTCTCCACTTTGATGGGCATTATACTCGTAAAGATAATGGACTTACTGAATTCAATCGCTGATTATTATGAAACTGAAAGAAAACACTATGAAACTCTCTGACAATACCCTGACTCTTCTCAAGAACTTTGCTGGCATCAATCAGTCTATTCTCGTCAAGCAGGGTAATAAACTTCGTACAATTTCTATTGCCAAGAACATTCTGGCAGAGGCAGAAATTACCGAAGAGTTCCCCCGTGAATTTGCGGTTTATGACCTGAATCAGTTCCTGAATGGTTTGAGTCTTCATCAGGACCCAGACCTTGATTTTACTGAGAATTCTTATATTACCATTCGTGAAGGTAAGCGTAGGGTCAAGTACTTCTATGCCGACCCTAACGTAATCATTTCTCCCCCAGAAAAAGAAATCAAACTTCCTTCTGAGGATGTGTGCTTCCAACTTGAAACTGGTGCTCTGGAGAAACTGGTGAAAGCAGCAGGAGTTTATCAGTTGCCCGATATTTCGGCAATCGGTGATGCTGGTGTGATTCGTCTGGTAGTTCGTGACAAGAAGAATGATACTTCTAACGAATACTCCATCGTTGTGGGTGAAACTGACGAACAATTTACTTTCAACTTCAAGGTTGAGAACATCAGTAAGATTGTTTCTGGTGCTTATAATGTAGTTGTGTCAAGGAAACTTCTGTCACAATTTACCAACACGAAGCACAATCTTTCTTACTGGATTGCTCTGGAACCAGACAGCACTTTTAATTGATTCTTTCTTCTTTATTATGGAATTTCTACTCTATTTGACTCCTGCTGGTCAGGAAATAATTAGCAAAATTATGCTAAAGAATTATAATGTTAGAGAAAATGCTCCAGTCTGTAGAGACAAGCAGTTATTTGGACTTCTAAAGTCCCCAGACTTTATAATTTGTTTAGATAATATCAAAAACACAATTAGTCCAGTAAAGCATTATGTAAATGAAACTGTATATCACGAAGCAGTTCATGTAGCACAGGCGTGTAAGGGTGGTAAGTTGGGAATATCTGCTTCTCTGAACCAGTATAAACTAAATGATGTTATGAGGTCAGTAAAGGCAACTGGTTCATATGCCATTTACGAAACAGAGGCATATTATCTAGAAGATAAACCAGAGGAAGTTCTTCATCAACTTAAGAAATATTGTTTCTGATGAATATTTTTGTTACTTCTGAATTTCCGGCAGAGTCCGCAATTTGTCTCCCTGACAAACATATAACGAAGATGCCCTTAGAGGCGTGTCAAATGCTTTCTATTGTGGCATCCAAGTGGTATCATAATTATGGAACTCTTCCTAAAAAAGATGGAACTCCATATACAACTGAAAAAGGTGCTTTCCGCAATCACCCCTGTACTCGGTGGGCAGCAGAATCAATTGATAATGCTTACTGGTTAATCAAGTGGGGTATGAATCTCTGTGATGAGTATTCTGTTCGTTACGGAAAGACTCATTCGTGCTACAATACTCTTCTGGATGCTTATTACTTATTTCCAAAGGGTAAATTGACTAATGTAACTCCATTTGTTCGTGCTATGCCCGATGAATATAAATTTGACACAAGCATTGACACTTTTACTGCTTACAAGATGTATATTGCATCCAAGCCTTGGGTTAGCAATAATTATCTCCGTATGCCACAAAGGCGTCCAGAATGGGTATGAAAGCAATTAGAGTAGAGGTGGCAACAATAGTAAATATTCTCGTTGATGACGATGAAGACCACTGGGAAATAAAACAGAATGCGTTACACGCAATTCACGATAAAATACATTTTCTTGAAAAAGATTCTTTTTATATAAATTATGACAAATGATTTCTTATGGTGCGAACGACACCGCCCAAAAACAATTGAAGATTGTATTCTTCCTGAACAAACTAAAAAGACCTTTCAAGACTTTCTAAATAGTGGCGAACTGCCTAACTTGCTTCTGTGTGGTCCTGCTGGTGTAGGAAAAACCACCGTGGCAAAGGCATTATGTAATGAATTAGGAGTAGATTGTTATGTCATCAACGGATCCGACGAGGGTAGATTCCTTGATACTGTCCGAAACAATGCGAAAAACTTCGCTTCGACCGTCTCACTTTCGTCAGATGCTAAACACAAAGTCATCATTATTGATGAGGCAGATAACACGAGCAACGATGTTCAACTCCTCTTACGGGCGTTTATTGAGGAATTTGCTGGTAATTGCCGATTCATCTTTACCTGCAACTACAAGAACAAAATCATCGAACCCCTCCATTCCAGATGTGCCGTCATTGACTTCACAATCAAAGGAAAAGAAAAGACCAAGTTGGCAGGATCCTTCTTCAAGCGTCTACAAAACATCTTGGATAGGGAGGGCGTCAGATATGATCCGAAGGTCCTTGCAGAACTGATAAACAAGCACTTTCCAGACTTCAGAAGGGTCACTAACGAATGTCAAAGATATTCTGTTAGTGGTGAAATTGATTCGGGTATTTTGGCATCTTTTTCGGACATCTCCGTAAATGAACTAAACAGGTATCTGAAAGAAAAGAACTTTGCCGAGGTTCGTAAGTGGGTTGTTTCCAATTTGGATAATGACATCAATATAATTTTGCGTCGTATCTATGACTCCTTGTATGATGTTCTTGATGGACCTTCTATTGCTGCCGCAGTATTGGTTGTGGCAAAGTATCAATATCAATCAGCATTTGTTGCCGACCAAGAGATAAATCTACTTGCCTGTCTAACTGAAATTATGTGTGAATGTGAGTTCCTATGAGACCTGAAACAAGAGAAGCGATGGAAATGCTTTTTACTGCTAAGTGGAATCTTCCAAAGGCAGCAGAGCATTGTAATCTTACTCATAAGGAGTGTAAGATTGTATTTAATGAGTATTGTAATTTTCATCCTAAAACTTATGAAGTCTCTTAAGACCCCTTTAAGATACCCTGGCGGCAAGTCCCGTGCTTGTGTCAAGATGGACCCTTTCTTTCCAGACCTACGAAATTATGATGAGTTTCGGGAACCATTTATTGGCGGTGGGAGTGTTGCAATTCACATCACAAAGAAGTATCCACTCTTGGATATTTGGGTGAATGACCTTTATGAACCTCTGGTAAACTTCTGGCAGCAACTTCAGATGTTTGGAACAGATCTGAAAGATAATCTTAAAGGAATAAAATTAGCAAACAATAACCCAGAATTAGCAAGGGATCTATTTCTTTATTGTAAGGATAAATTACACGAAGAAGGACGTTCAAATCTTGATCGTGCGGTTGATTTTTATATTATTAATAAGTGTTCTTTCAGTGGTCTCACAGAAAGTTCTTCTTTCTCTCCTCAAGCATCCAATGCCAACTTCAGTCTTCGTGGAATTGAAAAACTGCCAGAATACTGTAAACTGATTGAGAAATGGCGTATAACTAATTATTCATATGATTATTTGATGGATGGAAACAAAGGTGCGTTTATGTATCTTGACCCTCCTTATGATATTAAGGATAATCTCTATGGGCGCAAAGGATCAATGCACAAAGGATTTGATCACGATAAGTTTGCTGCTGATTGCGATGCTAATGATATGGACCAATTGGTGAGTTATAATTCAGACCAACTTATAAAGGATAGATTCAAGAACTGGAATGCCACAGAGTTTGATTTAACTTATACTATGCGTTCGGTTGGTGAGTATATGAGAGACCAAAAACAACGAAAGGAACTTTTGTTGTTCAATTATACTAAAGGTCCTAAGATACAATTTAGTTTTGATGGGTGTTATAATTATGATAGATTGAAGAAGGAGGGATTGGTTGATGCCTGAACTAAAGGACTGGTTGAACTCGATCAATCAAACAAAGAAGAACCTGATTGATGAAGACCCTTCAACTGAGAAGGGGTATGCGCCATATATTATCAATCGGTGTCTTTCCGGAGAAATTGATTGTATTATGTTTGTGAATGAATTGAATCAGTATCATTTTCTTCCTAAAAAAATGCAATATGACTTTCTTATAAATATTCTGAGAGTTAAGAGGAGATATTCTCCTTGGCTTCGTAAAGATACAATCAAAGATCTTGATATTGTCAAACGTTATTATGGTTATAGTAATGAAAAGGCACAGCAGGCTTTGAGGATTCTAACAAAAGAACAACTAACATTTATTAAATCGAAATTTGAAACTGGAGGAACAAAATGAGTGTCGTTCAAGAACCGATTATACAATGGTCGCCTGATATGATGATAGAAGTCATTCTGAATGAACCAGATGATTTCTTAAAAGTTCGTGAAACTTTGACTCGTATTGGAGTTGCCTCAAGAAAAGAGAAGAAACTTTATCAGAGTTGTCACATTCTTCATAAGCAAGGTCGTTACTTTATTACACACTTTAAGGAACTTTTTGCTCTGGATGGCAAACACGCAAACTTAACTGTAAATGATATTCAGCGTCGTAATCGTATCGTTCAGTTAATTGCTGATTGGGGATTGGTTGAAGTAGTTGATGTGAGTAAGGTTCAGGATATTGCTCCATTAAATCAAATCAAAGTTCTTCCTCATAAAGAAAAGGCAGATTGGATTCTGGAAACCAAGTATAATATTGGATCTAAAAGGAAAAAGGTTGAAGAAACCGAATAATACAGTAGGGAGTTCAACACTCCCTTTTTTATTATGAACTGATATATAATAGTAAGGACGCCTTCGGGGTCCACACAATCAAACCTCGCTTTATAAGGAGATACTATAATGACTAATCTTTCTAGATACACATCTGCGGATCTTCCTGCCTTGATGGACAGGATTACACGCAATAGTATTGGAATGGACGAATATTTTGATCGTCTATTTAATCTTCACGAAACTACAAATAATTATCCACCTTACAATCTAATTCAGGTAAATAATGTAGAGTCTCATTTAGAGATCGCACTTGCAGGATTTAAAAAGGAGGAAGTAAATGTCTTCACAGAGTATGGAAAACTTTTTGTCGAGGGGCAAAAATCAGATACAGAATCGGATAGGACGTTTGTCCACAAGGGTCTGGCTCAACGAAGTTTCAAGAGAGCATGGACACTATCCGACGATACCGAAGTCCGAGAAGTCACCTTTGAAGACGGACTACTTGTCATTCGACTAGGAAAGATTATTCCAGAACACCATAGCAGAAAAGAGTACCTATAAATATAATTGAATATCGTTGCCGCAGGGAGGTAACTGGCAAAAACCAGTTGACACCTCCCTTTTTTATGCTATAATGAATTGAGAGGAAAACTAAAAATGTCTGTAAAAATTGCTCTATTAAAATCTGGAGAATCAGTAATTGCCGATATTAAGGAGTTGATTTCTGAAGATAAAGTATGTGGATATTTGTTCACGAATCCGCATAAAATGAAGATCAGCAATTCAATCTTCTTAACAGAAGAACCAATAGAACCAGAAGATGGTACAGTTAGTGTAACATTTTCTTCCTGGATTCTCTTTACAAGTGATAATGAGATTCCAGTTCGTCTAGATTGGGTTGTGACAATTGTTGAACCAGTAGAGGCTATCAAACAAATGTATGAGGAAAAAGTAAATGGAAAGGAATGTGAAGTGTCTTCTCTTGAAGGTTGATACTATCTTAATTACCGAAATTGTTGAGATTGGATCCGAACTTGGTGAACCTGATTGTAAGTTAATTAATCCATATGAATTTTTTAGTGTGGATGATATGAAACCCTGGCCCGAGGTTACTAATCAGACCGAATTAATGATTCATTCTGATAGTATTCTCACAATCGCAGAACCAACTCCCGAAATCGTTAACAAGTATCTTGAATTAACTGCCTGATGAATTTTTATACAAACGTGCAAATGGTTGGGGACCACTTCTTGGTTCGTGGTTATGAAAATGGTAGACATTTTATGACCCGTGAGAAGTTCTCTCCTACTCTTTTTGTTCCGTCTAAAAAAACAACCAAATATACGACACTTCAGGGAGAATATGTAGAACCTATTCAACCTGGTTCTGTAAGGGATTGTAGAGAGTTTATTAAGAAGTATACTGATGTACAAAACTTTAAAATTTACGGAAACGACAAGTACATCTATCAATATATTTCGGACAAATATCCGGAAAATGAAATTAAGTTTGATATTAGTAAAATTAAACTTACCACAATTGACATTGAGGTTGCATCCGAAAATGGATTTCCTGATGTGGAAAATGCGGCAGAAGAAGTACTACTCATTACACTTCAAGACTATAATACGAAACAAATTCGTACTTGGGGATTGGGTAAGTTTGATAATAATCAATCAAATGTTTCTTACCGAGGATTCTCTGATGAGTATAGTCTATTAAATGATTTTATTCACTGGTGGATGATTGAGGATAATACTCCAGAGGTTATTACTGGTTGGAACAGTGAACTTTATGATATTCCCTATCTCGTTCGTCGCCTGGATAGAGTTTTGGGTGAGAAATTGATGAAGCGTATGTCACCCTGGGGTCTTGTGACTGAGGATGAAGTTTACATATCTGGAAGAAAGCACATTTCCTATGATATTGGTGGTATTAGTCAATTAGATTACATTAAACTTTATAAGAAATTCACTTATAAAGCGCAGGAATCTTATCGTCTAGATCATATTGCCAGCGTAGAACTCAATCAGAAAAAACTGGATCACTCTGAGTTTGATACTTTTAAGGACTTCTATACTAAAGGTTGGCAGAAGTTTGTAGAATACAACATCGTTGACGTAGAACTTGTTGACCGTTTGGAAGACAAGATGAAACTGATTGAACTTGCCTTGACTATGGCATATGATGGTAAGGTAAACTATGAGGATGTGTTTTCTCAGGTAAGAATGTGGGATACGATTATCTATAATTATCTTAAGCAGAGGAATATTGTAATTCCTCCGAAAGAAAAAACTGATAAAGATTCCAAGTATGCTGGAGCTTATGTAAAAGAACCAATTCCTGGAAAGTATGATTGGGTGGTTAATTTTGACTTA